AAAAAAGCCATAATAGATTTCATTTTCATGGCCATCTAATATAACCATACACTGTGTAATTCGCTTTCTACACACTTTCCTTCTTAATCTTTTATTTATTTTCATCTCTCCTTAAAATAGTTTAACACTAAAATTGCTACCACTAATGATAGTGATACCTTATAATCCCCACTAAATACGAGGACACCTATTGCTAGGCCAAATAAAAATAGTTGTGGTAATATTAGTAAATCTTTTTTCATTCATTACTTTTTCTGTTTAAACCCTATTGAATTATAACTAGAACCAATTTCGGTGAAAGCTTTTATTGTTCTATAAAAGGGGACGAACGATAACCAAAAATCTTTCTTGTTTTTAAATTTATTAGTATGTTTGTTTGCTTTCAAGTCAAACATAATTGATGCTACGTGGGCAACGTATGTCAACAGCACTATAGTGCCCACTAAAATCCATATTGCGTAGTATAAATGTTGTTCCATATTATTCATTTAATATATTCATATATTTAGTTAACGGAGTTCCATTTCCATCACACTTGTAAACTGTAACCCCCTTGTATTTTACTGTACCCATGTGGCCATCATTCCACATAAAGTGTTCTACCGCTAAAGCCCCAAGTAAATGGGCCCCCGCAAGCATCCCTTCTTTAGTTATAACCACACAATTAATTGTGTCACCTACACAATCAAATAGGCCTTGTTTCTCAAAATAGTTGTAGTTCCAGGTAATCAAGCGATTCATAGCCTTCTCCTGAAGTGCAGGGTCTTTTAAATATCTCCTTATTTCCTTTTTGCTAAAACCCAAAGTTCTAAGCGTTGAGGAATGGAACTGATACTTGCCCATATACCCCCATTTATTAACAAGAGTATATTCCTTCGGGTGCCCCGCTGTTTCATATTTTGAAATTATTCGTTTGACAAGTGGGTAGCTTACAGTGGGTTTAGCTGCTGAGCAGGCCAGAAGGAGGAATATGAATAGGAACATCATCACCATTATAATCGTCTTCTTCATCCTCTTCAAATAGGTCTTCTTCATTTGGTTCATTTTTGTAGTAAATTTCAGTGCGTTGATCGCACCCTTCACACCAGAACTCATCTAAGTCCAGTACGTCTTCGTGCTTGAGTTTAGGGGAGTTAAGGTCAACCCATCCCAACCCCTCTACGGCGGTTGAGTGGCAAGTTTTACATCTATACATATTACATTCTTTTTGCTTTGTTAAAGTAACTAAAATCAGGCTCTGTATCCAGTTCAAGTTCAAATATATCAACAGGCTCTGATGTGTAAAATTTGTGTAGTTTTTCTGCTGCCGAATGGGCTAAATCTAAAGTTGAAAACAACCCCATAGGCACTAATCCACCATCATATCCGTAATCTACGGACGCCATATATACTTTCATAATTCTTTAAGTGATTTAATTCTACGGTGGCCTACATTATAATGCCGATTATAAGATTGATCGAATAGATAAGTGAAGATACCAGCATTGGTTAATTCCACGAAGTTTTCGTACCGATCGTCAACGAATATTTCAATACCCGCTTTCTTAACAGCTTCTACTTTCGATTCATTATGCCCTACACAAATTAGTGGCGCTTTAGGAAACTGACAATTATCTAACCATGCTTGGGTTACTTTTGGATCAATAGATCGTGCTGTAACGTATGCATGTGGCTCGAAAGGTATATCTTGCGGCAGAGTTAAAGGCACAAGTGTTTCCCAAAAATATGGTTTATCTTTAACCTGTTCAAACCAAGCTAAAACCTTAGGGTCATTCCAGTGAATAGGTTTATAGTTATATTCTCCAAACGCAGCCGCTAAACCATCGGTAAAATTAGCAAGCACACCATCAATGTCTAGTCCTATTTTACGGGGATTGAGAGCCTTGATTGAGCGGTCATCCCCTTGTGGGAATATCTTATAATAGGCAGTGAGAAAGTGGGCATTACACTCTACGTGTGCGCTATGGAGTAGTCCGCTCTCTGGATCGTAATCTTCTCCGCGTTCTATGGCTGCTAGGTGTCGTTTTAGTGGCCCAATGATCTTTGACCATGCCATCCCACGCTCCCAATTCCTAGGAGCATATTTTTTACTCCCCATAGTCAGAATTTTCACCAATTCGTTGATGGATTCTGGGTGAAGTAAATCGTATCTAAGTTTGCCTTCGTCTTTGCGCTCTCCCGCGCCTATTGCTACTTCCATTCTTATGCTAATATTTTTACTTTACCTGAATATTCATTCACATAATTAATCATTTCGTCAGTCCCCATAACACCATCAAAGCCATCTGGATGGCCTTCAAATAATGTTTTATTATCTACCTCAAGGTAGAAATATCCGTGGCGTAAGCGTATATAAACATCTCCATTGGTGACTGTTTTTCCTTCCCATTGAGAAGGACAAGCCCCACAGGTCATGTTAAGTGTTTCTCTTTTTATTAATTCCATAGTTTTCTTTGCCATTATTTCTGCCAGTGGGTACTTATTTTTACTGAGGTATCCCCTTTAATCCTCGTTAGAAACCAACCTAATGCTTCGCTCATACTCTTTCTTAATTCTTTTGCTGCCTCTTCGGCCAAGGCTTCAGGTACTTCAATGCATAACTCATCATGAACTGAGAGCACAATATATCCACCAATAGTTTGTAAATATTCATCTACTTTAATCATCGCTATCTTAATAGCGTCTGCGTTAGTTGTTTGAATTGGTAGATTCGCTGCTTGCCCATAAACATCTGAATCAAAATGACGTATACGCCCAAGTTTGTTTGCAATTAAAAATCCATTCTTCTTTGCCTCTTGTATTAAACGGGATAAGTACTTAGAAAGTTGTGGCAGCTCTTTATCAATCGCGTCAGAGATTTCTTGTGCGATTGACTTACGCCTGGAAGCAGTATGGTGCGCATTGATATACTCAGCAAAGACAGAGTACATGCGTGCAGCTCCAGCTTTGTAGAATTTTGCAAATAATCCTGTTTTGTGGTGATCTCGAAGTTCTTGGGGTATATATGTTTTGCCATCTGCTGTAAAAGGTTCTTTAGACTTACTTATCGTAAGGTGTTGTTTGAATATAATTGAATAGGTAACGGATGCAATCTTAGAGTGCATATCAGCGCCACTTTCAAGTGAGTTTATCAGGAGTTCATCTCCACTAAAGTCCGCAGCTATGCGAACCTCAGCAGCATCCATATCACAAGTTATTAACTTATAGCCTGGATGGGCTATGAAGCACTGGCGGATGTCCGTCGACGAATCTTCTTTATCTGGTTTTGGTAAATTTTGGAGATTAGGGCTTTTAGAAGATAAGCGCGCTGTCTCCGTCGTAGTTTGGGTGTATTGAGTATGTATATGACTTCCGGCATCGAGCTTAGCCAGAAAGGTAGAGCCATACGTGCTGATAAGCTTTGCATATTGTCTATATGTTAATAATAAATCAATTAATGGTGCTAGTTTCGTGTCTGGATTCTCCGTCAAATAAGTTGATAGCGTATCCTCATCCACACTTTCCGTCCCATCCTTTTTAGTGGGAACAGGCTCACCCGCTTTACGAAATATCTCAAAGAGCTGAGTAGAAGATGCATAGTTGTATGCATCCTCCGACTCAACAACTTCTTGCGACGGGTTCTCGAAAAGATTAAATATTGTATATGATTGAACTTTACGTTCAAATCCTAGATAGTCGTCGATTTGCTTACGTACTGCATTGAGCTTAGGCTCCCAGTGATCTTTAACAAAAGCTTGCCATTTAGGAGCATCTATAAGACAGCCGCGTACCTCAATCTTTGTTAGGACTGGGAGTAGTAGGTGCTCTAGCTTATATATCCTATCAAGGTTATATTTAGCTATTAATTCTAGCTGCTTATGGTATAGTTGTATAAGATGATGTGTATCCTCCGCAGCATATCGTATCTGTTTGTCGCGCAACGCAGGTAGACTAAGTAGATTGCGGCGTATGAGTGGATTAACAAAGCTTTTCTGTAGCTTTTTCTTGTCTTCTGCGAACTGGTGGTCGACATTTAAATATCTTTTAAGTATTGCCGCTAAATCAAAATCTCTCTCCCTCTGATAACCGTTCTCAATTATTTGAGCTGTTACCATGCTGCAGTGTATGTTGGTTAACAATACACCATAATGATACCAAACGAAGTTAGTATCAAACTTGATGTTCTGACCTATACACTTACATCCCTTCAACCGTTCACACAACCAAGCCAAATCCTCTTTTGGGTATTTAGCGGCCTCTAAGACGTACTTATCCCCGTTCTCATTAGCGAGTGCTATAAGACCGATCTCTGAGAGCCAAGCATCAAGCCCGGTAGTCTCTAAGTCGAACCCCATCAACGGGGTGAATATGATGTCTTCTATTTGGGGGTTTAGGATCACTGCATAGTTTCTATTTTAAATTCCCCGTCAGTACAAGAAAGATATTGCTTAGGTAGACAATCAATTAAATAGAACCCTCTTCTTTCCGATTTTGGGGGGTGATTTATTTTTTCTACTTGTGTATGTCCTACCACTTGCAATCCTCCCCATTTATCACTAAATAATGATTCTGGTCTTATCCATATACAAGATTGAGATTTATGTTGCCCGTAACCACTTAAATCTAATTCACTAAAGCAGAACTTTAAAGGTTGATGAAAAAACAACTCGTTTACATCATCAGTATTGTATAAATTATTTTTCTCTATGAATGTTTTACTCAACCCAGCATGGGAATATATAACGTCGTTTTGATCTTTAAAGCACATTTGAAATAGTGCTTTGTTTCGCTCAAGTAAATATTCAAAAGAAGAGGCCATTTTTCCTTGGTAGCCAGATGTACCAGAATTACCAACCCCAGGCCAATAATGGTGGTCGTGGTTTCCAATCAATAATATAACCTTATCATTGTTCTGCTTTTTAAACTCACAAATATCCGCCAAATTTTCCAATTGTTGCCCACCTGTAATATCCTCGTGAGTGTCAAGATAATCTCCAATCCATATAAAACGATCTGCCTCTGGATGTTTGGCTACAACATCCTTCCATATAGTTCTTCCGTGGATGTCCCCCAGTATAATTTGCTTCATAATTTGGTCTAATATTTGTTTGGTGAGTTGTATGGCAGAAAGGGACTATAAATCTGAATACGCAAAATTTCAGAAATCACGCAAGCGCAAACGCTACCGTGCTGAGCTAAATAAATATAACCGGGAACATGGTGGTGGCGGTTCTGGTACCGATGCCTCCCATAAAAATGGGAAGATCGTAGGGTACGAATCCGCGGCGATTAATCGTGGGAGGAGAGAGAAATCAAGGCTCAAGGGGTCTAAGAGACACCACTATAGCAGATAACGTTGTTTCTCCTTGATGATAAGCCACATAATCACTTAATTTGATTTTACCTATTTCAAGCAAATATTGAAGTACCTGGTACTCAGTAATTTGGTGTTCCTTTAATACTTCAAGTAAACTCTTACGTAGATCGCTCATATAAATTCTTTAATACATCTGGTTCTGGATACAGCTCATCGCTAAACCCCACCTTCAAATCCACAGTAATACCTAGATACTTACATAGCTGCAGAAGATGGTATTGAGTCATGGGTTTATTCATCCCGTTAAGGTAGGTGGATATACGGTATTGGGGTATACCAACCTCTTTCGCTAAATCCATTCCTTTCTTCCCCAACTGCTCCATACGAAACTTAACGGCAGCCCGCAGATTAGGGGCTGTCCGTAAGAAACACCAATGGCTTTGGCTGTAAACCTTAGCTATTTTTTTAGTCATTCATCAAAAAGGCCATTCTTGGCTTGTCTTCAAATCCACAGGTGTTGCTCTTTTAGTAGCATCACCTCCAGGAGGAGTTACACCTTTTTTACCTCTAAAATTAGGGTCTGGCTTCCATTCATTTTCATATACATCGTGGGAATTACCAAACTTATCCACCTCTTTCTTTTCGGAGATAACAAGCTTAACATAACCATCTTCATTGACAACTAACTTATCAAGGTCAGCTTTCAAGAGAGAAAGATAGGTATTTGAACCACCATTCTCAAATATTTTTGTCCGTGAAGAACCCTTAATGTACTTTCGTTTAGTAACTTCAGCCATGTTATTTTACCTTGGTTTTTGGAAATTTGAATTTGTCTTTCTTTGCTTCCGCTTTAGCGGTTGTGGGCGTCTGTCCCTTGGACTTCAGCTTGTGCTGGTCAGTTGTCTTGCCAGCTAGTGTGTGTTTTGCCATATTCTTTTTTTGTTTATTGTCTTGTTTGTTTAATTACATATCTCCCAGGACGCTCCTCCATCGTTCCATCATCGAAATACACTTGATGTACTCCATCAAACGACCACTCCCTCTTAGGCCTTTTAGATAGTGGTTCGTTGGTTGCAGGATCATTGATGATCTGCCCCTTCCTATTACGCATAAATGAATATGCATCGGCGAATGGGGTTGGGGGCATCATGGAGATTTGTGCTGCGTTTAGCGGAGTTACTTTTTTCTTATCTTTCATTTTGTTACTTCCTCCACAAGTATTTGGGTTTTGGGGATGTTGCGATCCCTTGATAGTTTCTCCACTGCTTCAGCGACTTCCTTTAACCAGAAGTACTTGTTGATGGGCTTGTGATTAGTTAAACTAAAAATTTGTTGTAATGTCTCGCTGTCGTAAAATTTTGCTCGCATAGATAATTGTTTAAACGTATAAAAATTTATTTTGTTACATGTGATACCACGTATCCACACCATTTTTTAAATTCTTCTGTGGCTAAATTAAACTTAGCCACATTAACCCAATAACATACTAACTGGATATTACCCTCCACATAACCAAGCGATGGGTCTATTTTGTCTACACTTATATTAGTTATGTTTATTCCTTTATCATAGGCTTTTCGTTCCAACGGAACGCCAGTCAATGCACATTTTCCTTCTTGGATTTCAAAGAGTTGATGTAAGTATTTAGGGGGAATAGTGAAGGGAATTTGTTGTATTTTAGCCCTATATTTTGCGTATTGGTATAAAGTTTTAATGTGATTAAACAAAGAGGCGTGCCTACGCCTATCTGTAGCTTTAACTTTACATTTTTTGCATGTTCTATCAAAAAGAATCTCCCCTGTTTGTAATGGTTGAGTTCTTCTTAATTGAAAGAATTCAGACGTTTTTGGTTTAATATCCTTGCATACGTTACAAGGTAATTCAGTTAAGAGTAATTGACTTCGGCCTGCTTTATACATAAAAAGGGTTAAGATTTATTCAATCCTAACCCCCTCAATTACTGTGCCAATTACAAACTACACTTATGTAAGTAGTTTATACTAAAAACTTAAACAACTGGTGCTGTGAAAGCTCCGACCGAGCTATACATGCCAAACGTCCATGTTAATGCACCTGTACGTGTCAGTACCCCGTGGGAACCTGCAGTACAAGTAACTACTGCGACGCCATTAATTAACACCCCAGATGCTGGAATTATTTTAATTGCAAAAGAAGAAATTGCAAACACATGGAACTCAGCTCCTACTGGAGCTGCGGCGATACCGGGGGCCGAGGGGCCCAATGCTACAGGCAAAAAGACTGAATCCGTTGCCGCTCCTGTTTGAGCAACATTGAACCAGTCATAGTTGTTGAATGAGTTGTAGGAAATTGTCGTTCCTGCTGCCGTAGCTGTGACGGTAGTTGGAAACACGTTGTAAGAATTAACTTGACGCAGGCCAAAAAGCACTGATCCGTCACCGTTATTTCTAAGATTGTAAATTTTAGCCATTTGCTTTAACTGCGGTTGGTTTATCCCGTAGACAAACGCTATTACAACTATAATGCCAAAGCTGTAGAGGCAGGAGTCGAACCCACGACAATTAGAGACCTAGGATGGATTCAAACCATCTTCTTCCCAATTACAAATCGGGGCTTCACCTGCAAAGCTTCTAGGCCAAAACCACTTTCACCCCCTGTATCGCTAACACTCCGTTTAGCGGGATGCTCAAGGTACGCCTTGACGGCACTACATATATGCTGTCTGTTTTACCTCATTGTCTTAACTACAGAGGTGTAGTTTGAGGGAGCCATCCGTGGTTATATCTTAAAATACAATTGCGCTTCTTCATGGCGACGTCTAACTAACCCAGGAACTATCGTCTGCTCCACATGACACCACTTATAAAACTCATCCGCTATGGATGGATCGTTTGGGTTAGCGTTCACTTTCTTTAGGAGAGTTGAAATCTTGAGGTTTTGCTCACCACAATTATAAGCAAATGATGATAGTGCTGCAAACTGATTGTCTGTTAAATCATCCCTTAAAAGGGGATCGATATAGACCATCTTATGTTGAAGCTCATATAAGAGGAAATCAGCGGCTTGTGTTTCTGTTATTGGGACGTCCGCTAAATCCACCTTTTTACCCCCTAAATAGTAAGGTGGGTATTTGATGGTGCCGTAGCCGATGGTGTATAGGCCAGGAACATCCGCTGCTCCGTGGTATGGATGTGGGACAAAGGCTTCAAATTTCTTTATAAAATCAATGCACGTTTGGGTAATTTTTACCATCAATTTTTATGGATTCTAAATGGAACAATACAGACCGTTTCTATAACTTCTGTGGGTATTTCTTTACCCTTCAGTAGAAATATAATTCCTAACATTTCTCTGTCGCTTAGTTTCATTCGTCTTTTATTTTGTATTCTGGATTGAAAATTACAGTATAGAAGTAGTCATAGTCATCTTTATATGCGCACATCACCCATTTTTGTCTACGAATCTCTTCCTCTATAACTACAGGGGTTGTACGACCAGTTAGCCAATCATAGAACAGCTCTTTCTGATCTAGTGGTAGGTCTTCTACCACCACATAGTAATTACTTGTTACGTGCTTTGGGCTTTTCAATTTTGGGGCCGAGGTAACCTTGGCAAGCAGACACCAGCCACAAATCCTCGTATTTTGTTATTGTTTTCATAATTTTACTTTTTCAAGTATTTCTTGTTCGGTGTATGGATTAGGTTCAACATCCCCAGAGATGTCCCCCATTTGATACCGAGCCAACTTCACAGCCTCTTCACATTTCTCCCGTGCAAATTCAGTAGCGTATTCATCAATCCACCTCATTATTTCCTCATCAGAATCAAGAGAGACTCTTTGCTTTATTCGGTTTATTAATGCTTGGTTCATAACTGTTTTCATATCATTTGTTTAACCTTACTAAAATACCTTGATGCGATTCGTTATGTTCCCACAACTCAAACCACTCATTATAATCGTTTCTTGTGTAATCATCCTTATCACTCTTCTTATCCCAGGTATCCTTATTAATTGTTCTTGTTATTTTTAGTTTGTTGCCGTTAAAGGGGTTTACTAGACTCATTTTTTTATTGTAGTAGCTTACCAGCGACTTTTGTATGTTCAGTTTGTGTGCAATTTCGTCAGTAGTATACCCATCAACTTTTAAGCCAAAGACGTCTTTGTAATTCTGATTAGTTTTGTACCTTTGATCTTCATTTATTTTCTTAATGAAGTATTCATGCATATCCTTACCAAATATTGCCTCTTCTGGAGAGTCTATGGCGGATGAAATATCCTCTGCATCAAAATAGATATAAGATTGACCTTTGTGATCTGTTTTTTTAGTAGATTTCAGCCAGTTATAAAAAGCATACTTAATCGTTCTGTAGATATAACTGTTTTTAACTGGAACTTCAAACAAGTCTAGCTTAGTTTTTTTATAATATAAAAGCCAAGCATCGTGCGTTATATCTTTAGCATAATCATAACTATGTGAACGGGCGTAGCTCAAGGCCAATCTGTATTTATCTATCCAATCCATGCATCCGCTAAATCCTGTATGTGTTTATCCTTCAACTTCTTGAGCGCTTGAGCAAAAGCAGCGTTGGCTACTTCATTTGGAACTGCAGGGGGTTGTGGTGGGACATCTTGTACTGCTTGTCCTGCAATTGGGGGATGAAAATATTTATCCTGTAGTGGCCCAGGCGCCCATTTTATGTTTTTAGCTGCGAAAGCGTATGGCTTAGCCTTGAAGGGTTCTGGGACATAATCTCCATCCTCTTCATACTCTTCATGAACTAAAGCCTTACTATTTTTTCTTTTTCTTTCATTGCTACTGAGCATTATCTCCTGAAGGGGTTCGAGCCAACTCTTCGTCCCATCGCTTCCCAGCACTTTGTAGAACAATATCTCAGCGGCTGCATACGGGATAAGTTCAAAATCTAATTTATATCTATTATCCTCCACCACATAATCCTTGAAAGAAGTGCGTAGAACTTGCCGGAACATCCATTTCTCCACTCTTACTGGAGTAGTTACACTTGCAGTTTTAACAAGTATATCAACAATCTTTTCATCCCCAAAATACAGTTCAAACTCTTGTGGAAAAAAGGGGCCTATCTGCGCAAAAAACAACCTTAAAATAGGGCTTCTTTTGTTCTGCAGAGCAATCGATTTAGCAATACTACGCGGGTTCTTCATATCTATCTTTACAAATTAATTGACAAGTTGCACATTCTTTTTTCGTGGGCACTGTTGGAAATCCTTCCGCTAAATACTCATTATATATCCTTCGTGCTTCAGCGAAACGGAAATCTTTGGTTTTACGTCTGTCGTCAGTTACCACGATCTCGTTAAATTCTATTCGCTTCTTAGGGGAATAGTCAGCTATAAATAGCGCCATACGCGGCCGGTGACCATACTTTAAATAGAATAGGTCTTGATAATGAGGGAGCTGTATTAGGTCTAGCTCATCATAATTTTTACCCCAAGCGTAGTCCCCCCAAGTAGAGGTTAGGTCTTCGGTTAGTTTACAATCGATGAGCCAGGATTCTCCATCTCTGTCTGTTGCCCAGATGTCGGCTGTACCCTCCTTGTCTTCCGATTCAAATCTAATCTGAGTCTTGTGGATTGTGTACCCAAGAAACGATGGATGGCTCGGAGTAAACAAGTCCGTTGCCGTCCTCGCCTGCTCTTCAATCCTTACTTGGTCTATAGTCTTCTCCCCATTCTTCTTACGAGGAAGGTCAAGGACTACCTCATCGGTAGCCCCTGATCCAAGCCATAACTGTTCAAAGTATGAGCCTTTTAACATGGCGAGGGAAGGTATCCTTCGCCATTCTTTATTGACATACATCGCATTCCATTTTGATGGACATGCATCTATGTCTTCGAGAGCTTTTGTTGAAGATTGACTAAATTTGAACATTACTGTACAAATAAAGGTTTCTTTTGGACTCCTGGCTGTGCTGCAGGGATGTCTTCTTCATCTCCCCCCTTATGTATCTCATCCTTTCCATAAACTCCAAGCTCGTATAAGCCCGTGAGTTTAAGGATTATCCTTGAGCGGGCCCTCTTCTCAGCCATCTCTGCATAGTACCCTGTACGACACGTAGTGGCGTTAGCAGAGGCGAATGTGGTATACTCTACCATATTACCCTCGATTTGGCGGAAGCCCGTAGCGCGAACTACAGCCCAATCAGCACCACATGCTCCATTTACTGGATCAAATGTGATAGTGATATTAGCCTTCTTTTCAATCTTATCCAGCCCTGGGCGGGTGATAGTCGTATAGTGTTTATGCCTATAGATGTCGTTGTCCCTAGACTCTGGATTGTTCTTATCGTAGAATAGATCATACTCTACAAATAGCTTCTTGAGTAGTTCGTCCTTAGTCATTGACTACCTCCTGTTCTACTTTAAGCGTAGATTCTATTGACTCTTGCTCTGCTTGCACTCTTGACTCCACTTGCTCGTCCGTTGCTTGTGTTACTAAACCAGACCCACCAAGTGTTGGCTTTGCTGCACCTTTACCCAACTTCTCCAGCTTCTTGATCTGCTTCAGTTGAGCCTTCTTAGACTCTCTTGCTGACAAGATAGCTGTACGCACGCTCTCCGATTCCATCTGTGTGACAGCATCATCAAGGGATTTGAATTGCCCAATCTTTACGTCTGGGATTCCCTGTTCCGATTTGATGTACAGGGTAAGACCTTCTTTCGTGTTCTTGATATAGAGCTTATCTTGCTCCAATACCGACCACTTAATCATTTCCCACTTAGATATATCATCAATTTCTCCAAGCACGTATCCTTTCTCAGGGGTGACTTGGTAAACTGTAAGTACATCTTTGTCTACTGTAATGTAGCTGTCCGCTAAATTACCTTTGTCTCGAAGTTCGAGATTAATGTAATCGCAGATAGCTTCCTTGTACGACTTAATAAATTCTGTTAGCGCTGCTTTTACGGGCTCGCTCTCCGCGTTGATCTTTAGTTCAATCATTTCATAGTTTATTGGTTTAATTGTATTTTTTGTTTGTATAATCTGAATAGTTTAATTCATATTCTTCTACTTTAAAAGTAAAAGCCGAACTTTGTTCGTCTGCTTCCATTTTGGCTGCTTCTGCTTTTTCAAAAGAATCAAATATACCTATAGGTAATGCATAACATCCAGCATCACTAGGGGCAATTACTAACCACATTTTAGTCATAAAAATTTTCAATTAAATACATTTTATCTTTACAGTACAAGTCGTTAATGTCCTGCCCCTTTGGCAAAATAAGTTTGATGGGTTGGGCATCCAATCCATCATAGAGTTTAAGTCGTTCTTGATACAATTCTTCATTTCCATCATAATCAATTATCAGCTTCTTTTGTAAAGTCTGGTATTCTTTTGGAAGGGCTTTGAATATGCTCAGAGAGGCCACTCCTCCCATTGATATAACGGGATAATTCTTTTTTAAGGAAAGAAACAATGAATTTGCATTTGCTTCTCCTTCCACCACATAAAGCATATTGGTCGAAAAGAGTGGGGTTAAAGTGGTCTTCGAGTTCGTTATTTCGGGTATAAGTATGTAGATACCTAGCTTGCCTCTCGCACTGAACCTTGGTTCCTCCTTCGTTATCCTCCTTAACTTTATCCCACATGGTTTTAAATCTTTATCTACGTGTACAAACCCTAATGCTAATACTTTTTCCCATCGTCCGTTCTTCTTTTCGTTGAAGACAGCGGGGACATAGCCTTCAGTAATCCTCCGCGACTCCGCGTATTTTTGTATTTGCTCAATTTCGCTGTGGAGCTTGGTGATGTATCGTTCAAGTTTAAACTCTTTTTTGCTGTACTCCTTAATGATGGCTTTGCCATAATCGTTTTTTGTTTTTAAGTCTTTTACTGCTTCCTCGTGAGATAAGTTCTCAAACTTAGAATGGAGCTGCACTATTCCCCCACCAAACCCCGTACTCCAATCGTAGAACGAGTTAGTAGGGTATATAACAAAACTCCAAGTAGAGTCGGTGGAGAAAGGGGAAGAGCATGTGTATAGTCTTCCATCCTTTCTTGTCTCAATTCCTTTCTTTTGTAGATAATCTAATATGGATATATCTCTTATCCTCACTCAAGCCATTTGGATTTAGGTTCAAAACTAACACCCTTGATTCCGTTGTTATGCCATCCGTGGCTGGTACCAACATGTTCTTCTCTTTTCTTAAAGTCCTCGCTAGGGCAGCCATTCTTTTTCAGCCATTCAAACTTAGGCCAAATGTCTTTGAACATTGCCAAATCATTTCCAAAATCACCTGATTGATATGGCATCTCCATCAATACTTTAACGTATTCGTCGAGATTTAGTTGTTCCATCCTCTCTTTATACCCTATTCTTAATAGGAATGTATATAAGGATATGAGGTATGTTGTTTTGACCCAAAACTTAGGCACCTTCACAAGCCAAACATTTTCATCTGCTGTGGGGTATATCTTAGTGTATTGTGGGCATTTTAGAGGATACTCACACGCATTGATAAGCGCTGTTATGCTCTCAATATTCTTTTTTAATACTTCTTTTTCTGCTTCAAGCTCCTCCCATGCCCCCCACTTTTGTGGCAACATAGATATAGCCATGTAAGCGTAAGCAGTCTTAAAGGGCTCTTGTTTGGTGTATTTTAAGCCAAACACATCTACCTTTACATCAAGGTGTTCTGCGGCAAGTACGTCATGGAGGTAGTCCTTACAGGTTGTAAGGCCAAAGAGGGTAACATACTTGTTTACCCCTATCTTCTTTAGGAATGTGGAACCAAATCCACGACCACGTCCTTCGTTAAGTTTTGATCGTGGGGTACCTCCTTCAACAATTGTTATCATTCTTTTGGTTTTAATTTCGTTCCTGGTAATTCTGTAAATATGTAGATGTAGAGGGATTGAACTTCCTTGCCAGTATTATCATGACGCCAGTTAGGGTAAGTAGCTATTTTTTGAAAGCCGATGGAAAAAAGGCTTTCTTCATACTCTTTTGCTAAAATAGACCCTGTATTCCCTAGCGTGGCGATAACACCCCCAATTCCTTTACCATCCCGCCATGCAGGTTTAGGTTTATTATAGTATTCATTTATGGCAACTAATATCGAGGAGAGCATTTCGACATCCTTGCATAAGAAACTCTTTATTCCATGCATCTGAGCCAGTCCACACCCTGTTATAGTACCTGTGACATGTATCTTTTTATAATCCCCGTCAACAACAAAATTACAGTCGTCTGTCCATGTATTTGTACCATTTATAGTTACAATTATTTTTTTTACTTTTGGCTCTTTTTTCGCGATTAACTCACCCATTACATAAGATTTAATTGTTGAACATTTGTTTTAAATTCTTGCATCCAGAAGTCTGGGTCTTTGTATTTATCAAAATACGCCTCATCAAACGAATGAGCTTGATCCCAGAACCTAAAATGTTTCATATCACAATTGATAAGAAAATCACCTGTTCCGTAATCCCTTCCTTTAAGGACGCGGACTAGAGCCTTACCCCTTGACTCAACATCTTCTCCTAAATCTGGATCAAATACTTTATTTATATTATGATATTCTGGTCGCCACATAACTATTAGGTTATCTGACGCGTTTTCTATAGCTGCCGAGTCGGAAAAATCCGCACGATCTGGAATCTTGTTTGCCTTGTCTGTGTCGCGGGATAATTGTGCAAACACCACAGCCGCTGCCCGTGTCTCATTGCAGAACTGTTTTAGCCCATTCATGAAATCTGCGATACCATAGGTACGAAGCCCTGCAGCCTCGAACTGTGCCATGTTGAGATAGTCTATACATATAACTGGCTGAATGTGGTAGCCTGCTATTACCGACTTCTCTTTACATACATCTACAAATTCTTTGGCAATCCGCTTGATATGGTTTATATCAATGGAGTGAGTTTGATAAACTACAGGGAACTTAGAAACGACAGAGTACGCACCTTTAACTCTATGCATAGTTTCCTGGCTGAGCAACTTTGCCCCTTGGTTGAGTTGTCTTAAAGTTAAGCCAACTCGCGAACAGATCGCCCTATCAATAACGATACTTGGATCAAGTTCCCATGAGAACAAAAGATACTCTACCCTAGAAAGATTGCTCTTTTGTCGGAGAGAAGCCTCAAACATCGGACAGAGTAAACTGGTTTTTCCACTGCCGCTTCTAGCCCCTATAGTTGTTATCCTAGTGGGAACGATCCCACCAATAGCCATGTTGATTCGATGGATACCAAAATCGTGTCCATACAAATCCCAATCTCTATTAATATTTTCGTTCAACCGTTCCCATGATTGGGTGACGGCGTCACGTTGTGTGTTTAGTTGTTGGTATAGTTTCAATCAATAGTTTGGGGGTTATATTTTAATAAGATTAACTTCACTAATGAACTCTTCATCATCATGTTCAAAGCCGGGAGAAGGGTCTACACAGTAATTTATTTTATAACCAGTACAGTCTTTTTCAGAGTCGAAACATGGTCGTACTGCGCATATCCACCCTTCGAATCCATCTAGTTTGTTTGGTAATGCACTCATAAATCTCACTTTATCCCCTAAATTAAATTTAGTAATTGCAATTAATTTCATATCTTTAATCTGTTACGTATTTCTTCGAGAGTTGTTGTCTTAACGAGCTTGCCATCTTTAAAAACTGTTTCAAGTATTCCCGATTTTTCTTGTTCCCAAGTCTGCTGATCTCTTACTTGCATCAATCCATCTTCATCATATCCAACCATCAACAATCCTTTCTTACTCTTCTTAGTTCCGTCGTCAGTGATGGGGTCTTTGAATATTTCTCTTCCTTCTCCGTTAACCTCACCATAGGTAGCTTTCATTGCAAACCCGAAAGTATCCCGTGTGTTATACTGATAAGTATAAGAGCCAATGCCAAGCACAACATTAGTACTAGCAAACCCCTTTGCTTTAAGTCTTTCGCAGATTGCTTTTGCACGATCCAAAGTGATACTGTCACCATAAATAGCACCAATGTGAAAATCCAGTTCTTTATATCCATATTTATTTGTTGTTCCTCCAAATGTATCCCAAAGAAGCTCTATTACACCTTTGTGTTCAGGTTTATAATCATAGGGCTTGTAACCATCTTTGAGATCAGTTTTTGTAAATATTTCATCACTACATAAGAAACTAAAATCAGTCCCCTTGTCTAAAATCTTTTGACTACCTTTTTCAACAATTCTTCTAGACACACCATGACCACAAAGAATATCCACAGGATCGCCTGAATCAGGTCTGATTACTAACTTACCCTCTCTGGCTAGGATTTGATCTTTGATTGCAGGTAAGTACTCGCAGAGTACGCGCCATAAATCCCAAGTATCAGACACTACTGAGAGGATTCCTGTTGGGTAGAGATTTAATAATCGCTTAAAGGTTTCTATTTCAGACTCCTTTTGCCCCATGCACATCACGCTATGTTCCGTGGCCGGCACACTTGCTCCAATTAATCCCTCTGCATTATAGGATTCTTCGAGTTGATATATAGCAGGGATAGTATCTGTACCAGTAAAACTAAGGAGGTGCCCCATACCACTAAGAATAGCGGACTCCACTGAAGACATACCACGCATAGAAAAATCATGGCCCTGCCACTGCACGAAGTCAGCACTCCCTGTAGTCTCAAGAGCGTATTTCGTAAGAAGTTTCTTATATTCATAGGCTATTGTTGCTGAAGTGATTGGTTGCCACATCATACAACTGATTAATGTTTCGAGATAGTTAGTTAACCAGCCAAAGTCAGGATGCGTATTTGTGATAGTGAAGCATGGAACTCCAATTGGAACTTGTGTTCCTTCTGGAACCGCTTTGATTTCTATAGGTAGATAACCTAAATCCCAGAGAGCTTCGATGTGTTTAGTATCTACTCCTATGTGTTTAGCATAGTTTTTTGACATTTCACGTTTAGCTGCCTGTCTTCCACCCTCTATAGCAAGATTTACTAGTGTAACTCTACCTTCATGACGATATGTTGCTTTCTTAAAGAATTCATCATCAAACTTCTTAATGAGATATTCAAGAATAAAATGCTGCAACCCAAAGAACACAACCTTATCAACTCCAGGAATGCGGGATTTTCTAGGGGTGAAGTTTGAGTAGAGTTTTGTCATTCCTTCAGGATACATCTTGTTATGATGTACCTTATAAAAGTCAGTTAATAATAGTGGATTCATATTTAACAGTGTATATTAATTTTCTTAAATCTATGTATACTTGTTCGAGCCCTGCGCGGTCATCAAGCAGTGCTGAGAAAAATGGCTTTTTAGATTCCCAAGGTAAAGGAATTCCCCCTTCGTTTATTCCATCACATGGAATATCATGCTTTTCAAGGTATTCCTTCACATATTCCAAATCTTTATAGGCTGTCCAGCAAACAAGCTTGCACCCAATAGACTTTAAATCCCTAAGTAGTTTAATCACCCCTTCATAAGTATCGCCTTCACCGTGGTAATCATGAACAGTACCATCAAAATCGAAGCCTATTACTAAACTTCCATATTTTGTATACTCTTCAAGCAACCTCTTTAAGGATTGCCCATATTGAACGTATCTATCTCTCATATTATTTTAAACTGAGTTACGTATGGCGCGTTAATGTCTTTCACAGAATTAGTGCAGAAAATATGATTGATGTGGTCTAGCATCACCTCTACCCCTTTGGAAAAATAAGCATGGCTTACATAAAGGTACACTTTATCTGCCCCTTGTGCTCTCAGGGCCCTAGATAACTGTATAAATGTATAACCACCATCGCAAAGATCGTCTACAATAAGACAATTCTTTTTGTTAACGTCACCTATAAATTTAAGGTCTACCTCCCCGTTAAGCGAACGGTGTTTAACCCCCGCTACCACTTCCAACCCAAGGTCTTTACCATATTCAAATACTTTCTTATAGGCACCAGCATCAGGTGAGATAAGTACTACATTTTGTTCAACCTCTGATATTACTCGACTAACAAATTCTAACGATGATCTTTTGTAAGAATTGTTAATTAACGCAAGTGCTACGTCCGAATGTGGATCAAAAATATTTACAGATGTAAAATGGCATGAGTTAATGAATTCAGCGATTATCTTTAAATCAAATGAGCTGGTTGAAGAGAAGCGTCTATCGCTCCTTTGACCAAAAAGACACGGAATAACCAAGTGAATATCCTCTATCCAAGCATTATTCAACGCCTCTACAATAGATTTAATAAAAAATAAATCCTCATAAGAATTTATTCTCTCTTGTATAATAAAAGGGGAGGCAATGTCTAAAATCTTAACCCCTATTTGGCCGTCGGGATAATTTATCTTTTCATATTTCATGATTCAAATTTCTTTAATTGTTGTTCTGGCTCTGCTTTCATGTTGAGATACTTGAATACTGCATCATCATCCCTTAGCAATATACTAATATCTTGTTGATATATTTTGTTCTCAGATGCCATGTGCCAATCAGACACTTTGGTAACGTAATGGATGCGATTCTTTATTGATGATAGTAACTCCTCTTTTGTATAGGTAACAAGACGTTGATTGATAATTGGAATAAACATCTCCCTCTTTTGCAATTCACAGTTCAATCCTTGCTCCCACAAATCCAGTAATGCATTAGAGTATTCTTTAATATCCTCCGCTAAAATCTTTTCTTCTTGTTGTAACTCTTGGGGTGGTGGGATAAATTGAGGGATGATTTGAATTAAGCGTCTTGCGTGTTTCAATCTTACTAGATGTCCACATTGAATTAGCTGTGCTATAGCCCGCGTTACTGTACGTATGGTTAAGCCGAGTGCGGAAGATATTGTGCTGTTCTCCCTTTCACATATTCCATACCCATCAGAACTAGCAGACACCTCCATAAACACAACAATAGCAGCCAATGACAGGCGCTTGTCGTATCTTACGGCGGCGGGAACAATAGCATAATTATTTACTAAAAGCATTCAGTAGGCATGAGTTTTATTTCTTGTGCTTGCTTTAAATTATAAATGTAGCAAGGTTCCATTTTCTTTTCTTTCAAAACCTTATCCCTTGTACGGGCATGGTGTATTTCGTAACCCTCGTAGCGAAGGTCTTTGATAAGTTCTTTTTCTGACTCTACGGCTATGTAGCGTTTAGCATTTTCTTTTATGATGTCAATGGTTTTACGGTTCTGCTGTGTTGCCATGTGGGTGATGGTGCGCATAGGAAATAGCTCATCCCCCTTTGACTCGTCTGCGCTGATAGTCCTGCATAGGTTCTTTTTAGCAAACTCAAACTGATCCTTGACGCTATCTCCTTTAACGTATTCCCTCTGAATTTGTTGCAGGAGCTGTACTGTTGTATATGTAAGCATAATGTTTTAATTTGTTCCTTGGGGGGGACTCGAACCCCCACCTCTACAGCGGTATTGCTACACAATGCAGTATCCTGCGCTATTGTACGGTCATATAAGTCGGTTCCTATCCAGTCCCCTTACTGACGCTCCTAAGAGAAATCTTTTGTCGGACAACAAAAAAAGTGTACGAATTAGAATACCAAGGTTTACCGGAGATTTATTTGGCTAAGATTAAACAAGTCTTTGACGTTTCACCCGCTAAGTGCTAGTCTTTGTCTATGACCGACATCTCCAATTTCGTATTATAATATTTATGAAGGAAAGAGGAAACTCTTCCCAGATCGTTCAGGTTTTGGGGGTAAAACATGTACTCTGCAGTCATCGTGCGCAGCAACCATTTTGCGTAGTACAAAATACCTATAAAAGGATCAGTGTACATCTCCTCGCTCTCCCAATACTCATACAAAAGGTTTGCATCTTTCATAATAAGTGCTAATGGCACAATCTCCTCTAATGGATTCCAGAGTGCTTTTAATCTTTCACGCTCTGGTTGCGTCGTTCGTGAAGGCCAATACTTCCTTTCATTATAGCCTTTTAGTATCTTCTTTACGACGGACTTGGATAGAAGAGGTTTGATGTAGGTGACTTCTTCAGCGTTTCCCGAAGCATCGAATAAACCGCATGCTTCTTTTGTATCACGTTTCTGTCCCCCATTAGCTTTTGCTGTCTTATGTGGCCTATCATTCTGTCCCGATTCTTTGCGTACGTCTCTTCCATTAACTGTAATAATGGTTGTAGGTACTTCACACGCATCATCATGTGTAATGTGAACACCAGGTTTGTCTTGTCCGAGTCCAGCGATGTCATCAAGGATTCCCTGAGTAACATCATCCGTATCTCTTTTGGATAACCCATCTTCGTCTTGTGGAAAGGGTAGTGTTAGAGCCACCTCCACGACTCTTCCCATTTTGGGTTTAATGGTGAATGAGTGTGCTGTTGTGCCATCTACAGGATCGTGTATGATAATCTTGTGCTCTTTCTCGCACTGCTCTGGGCCATAGCGAAGGATTGTAATGCCTTGAAGGCCTGTGATACCATCAACATCTTCTACTAACTCATCCATTACAGCAAAACCCATTAACGGTTTCTGATGTACTGAGTCAAGGAGTTGGATAGTAACCAAGCAGGCTGTAGTGTCTTCTATTTCTAACCAAGTAGACTCTAAAAGCTTAATAGGGGTTACCTCCATACTATTAAGCTCTAATCGTATATCCTCGATAAGTGCCCCATACTCTCCCAGGGCGTAATTTTCGTCAGGTCGAAATTTCTTAGAGCTACTCTCCGAAACTCTTTTGTCGAATGGAAGTTCATATTTATCATTACTCCAATCCTCAAACTTTTTATGTACTGGAGCCCATGGTTTTTTAATAAGTGAAGGTACCAGCTCGGCATACTCTACTTGTGGCACACCCTGTTCCCAATAGCCTTTACTACATTGGAACTTCAAACTCTTAATTTGTGGTGGCTTAAGCAGTAGCATATCCACAATAATTCCTTCATTGATTACAATTAAACAATCCTTTTGTACTGGCCACACTGAGTTAACCCCAATGTATTTTAGTGGTGCTGCCTCCGAAGAGATATAAATACCTTCTTTGGTGAATCCTAAATGGAGTTCTCGTGGCTCACGGCGATATATGAATATATGTGATCCATATTTATTGGGCATCATCCACGCTATCGTTATAGCGCCCTCGATCTTTGATAACACGTTATAATCACCCCCTGCTTGTGATAGTGCTGC